ATTTCTATTTCTTGTAAATCTATAACAGCCTGAGGCAAATATTCTTGTAGAGAAAGAATTTGTCGATTCTCTTCAAGATATGTTTCAATATCAATTCTTAATGGCTTTTCGATTACAATGTAATTATCATAATGTGTAACATATCCAACTAAATCGTCAGCGCTCTTTAACCTGACAAATTTTAATTCTGTTTCTGGCATTAGTTTATCCTTACATTAGATGTTGTAAACACGAACCTTTCTTCGCTGTAAATCTTCACTCTTTCTTCATAATGTTTGAGCGTAAAGTTTGTGTAGGGACCATACCTCAAATCGTCAGCAATATCATAAAGAACTGCAGTATCTTTATTGTCACCTAAACGTAGACCGCGACCGATAGACTGTAGACTGCGTATTCTACTCTTTGTCGGAGAGGCGAATATAATATTATGTAGGTTGCGGATGTTCACGCCTGTGGAGAACGTTCCGTAACTCGCTACAATAATCGCATCGTTTTCTTTTTCAGTAATATGCCTTACAGCCTCGCGATCTTCTGCTTCTACGCCACCATGAATAAAAAAGATCTTTCGTTTCTTGTCTTTATTCGTTAGTGATTCAAATAGTATTTTACCGTGTTTCTCGACATAAGTAAATAAAATTAAACTATTGCCTTTTAGATTTAATGCCAAGTCTACGATAAACTGATTTCTTCCTTCGTGCTGCGTCAGAAAGTTCATCTCGTCAGGATAAGTAAATCCTTTGACTGCTTTACAAACTGCTTCTGGATATTTTAGAACAATACACTTGATCTTAAAGTCGGCGAGTTGTTTGCGGTCAATAAGTTCTTTTGTTGTGATGACTTTAAAGACTGGACCGAACAATCCCTCAAGAACAAGTTTGTTAACCTTGCTATCATCAAGTGTGCCTGTGGTGCCAACACGCACATCACAGTTGATGAGTTTAGTCATGATTGCTGTCAATGACTTGGCTTTAAATGTATGCGCTTCGTCACCGATGATAAAATCAAACTGCGCAAAGTATTTCTTAGGCATCTCATAGATAGACTGCCATGTAGAAATAATCAAATCTGTTTCTGGAATCTTACTTTCGCCACCATAAATTTTTTGGCAGTGTTTACTTACATCCCAACCATTCTTAGATGAATAGTTTTCAAAGTCACTATACATCTGAGTGACTAGATTAATCGTTGGGACAATTAACAATCCGCGCTTCTTACCTGTGTTCAACAGGTGGCGAATCATCATGTAGATTATAAGCGACTTGCCACTCGCGGTCGGTGATACGAGTACAGTTCTTTTTTTTGTAAGTCCGACGCTAGACGCAAGATACTGATAATCTCTTGGCTCCATCGAAAGCGAGAGAGCAGTTGCAAGGTTCTTCGTGTCGATCGGAAAGACTTCCTTTTCTTCGTCGAATTCATATGAATAATTCCTCTGCTTACAGAACTCTCGAATATAGCGTTCGAGACCTGCATAAATTTGTTTGGTACGGAGATTCAACAGCCTAATTTTGCCGTCCCAATATTTATTGCGGAATGCTGGTGAAAATTGATATCCTGGAGTCGAGAATGTAAAAAATTCTGACATCTCTTGAAGAATACCATCTTCTGCGTTTACTTGCACATAGATGTTATTGAGTTTTTCAACCTTCACATCACACATCAACGAGCACCCTGAATGAACTTCTCCCAGTCCATATATGCGCGCAACTGATAAGTTCTAGCATTTAGTTCTTTCATAACGTTTTCACAAAACTTGGCTGTTTCTTCATGATAAGATTGCTTGCGTTTGAGTTTGTTTAGATCATCATCTGCGTCAATATATACAGCGATATCTGACTTCAGAGTAAACCGAAACGGTTCCCAACCCAACGAATCAAGTTGTTCTTGGTCCATTTTGCCTGTGTAGTATTCCCACTTGAGTTTTTTGATTCGATTGAACTCAAGAGCACATTTGCGTGCTGACAGATTGTGCAATGACAAGTATTTGTTATACTTGTTGTGTAACAACGGAATACGAATGATCTCTTTGCCTGGCTCGGTTGAATCAACTTCACTGTCTCTTTCCCATTGTTTGATAATTTCATCTAATGGAGGAGTTTCCATAAACAATCTCGCATAAAAAAGATAGTTTATTATATAAAAATGCTAGATAAAAAGCAACTATATGCAATAGTTTGACTGGTTGGCTGTAAGAGATATAATAGACTATGTCGAAGATGAATGGGTTACTCAAATTCTCTCATAGTTAAAGTATGAGAATCTAAAAGTTGCATCAGCGGTTATGATATTCTCAGCGCTGTCTCCTGAGGCAAACGACAACGAGCCAACAGTTGTAGGGAACAGGTCGACCAATTTTACGCGGAAATTTGGATTGTTTTTGTTTGTATAAATTGTCAGCGTTGCATCTGAGTACACTGCTGGGCGTGTTTGTATTGCGCGAAGATTTGGTGCTGGGTTTGTACGCGCAAGATTGACATATTCTTCAAAATTTGTAGGGAACGTTGCGCCTCGAATCCAGTCATGTAACTCTGTCCATGCACGCAAGTCTTCGTCAACCAAGAACGTAATATTAAACGTGTCATAAATTGCCTTTTCTCCAGGCAAATATAACTCCACGAATGGCGTTGGCATAGGAATTTCAGTAAGAGAGATTCCTGGAAGATTTGCACTGTTACAAAAGTATGTAACACCTGGGAGTCGCGAGAATGTCACGCGAAACTTTGTGCTTTGTAGCAAATCTGTGTTAATTGGATTTCTATTTAATACAGTCATCGTTATTCCTCTGTATCAAATTATTTAGGTAATAAAAAAGGGGGAGACTTTCGTCTCCCCCCTCAGTCACATTGCCTTATTATTTTTATTAAGTTGGCAAATTATTACTGGTTGATGTTCAACACAGCAAACTTACGGTAGTAGTAGTTCTCGCCTGTTGCGATTGTACCGCTTCCTGAGCCTTGTGCGAATGGATTTGCGACCATGCCGTAGCGAGTCTTGAATCCAACCTTTGGCTGGTAGTTGTCTGGGTCGATAGCACGTACCATCTGTAGAGGAACGTATGGGCAGTAGAACAAGCCAGCGTCATATGGTGAGCTGCCCTTGTATCCGACTACGACATAGTCTGAACTTGCTACAGAATATGGATCAACATAAACCTTAATGCGTCCGAATAGCGTACCTGCGAAGGTATTGCCTGTATCGTCAACAGTTAGGTTGGTGTTGTTTGATAGTGCTGAGTTATAGTCAAGAAGACCTGTCATTGCAAGAGCTGAAGCCACATCGGTTGAAACGATGAGGAGATTGCCCTTACCACGACGTGTATCCTTCGCGATCTTGTTGCTTGCGCGTTCGATTGCGAATAGGAGGCTCTTGTACTTTTCTACCTGCCAGCGACCTGATGTATCAGTGTTGCTTGATAGGTTGAATGCTGCTGTTGCAGCTCCTAGGATGCCGACGTTTGCTGTAGCATAGACTGTACGAACAACTTCGCGGTTGATTTCTGCAAGAATTTCTGTTGACAAAATATTTGTCAATTCTGTTTCTGCGTCTAGACCGTGAATTGCCTTGAGGTCTTGTGCAAGTTCCATTGTGTAGGATGCTTGTAGACCACGTGTCTTTGCTGTGACAGATACGCGCTCGATTGAGAACGCCATATTTGCCATATTCTTCGTTTCGAAGTTTGCAGTTGTGTCGCCTGTACCAGTGTTTGCCATTGTCATTGCAGCAACGTTCTGGCTGAGTGATACGATTGCGTTTGCAACTGTACCATTGCCGTTTGTTCCTGCGAACACTGTGTTTGCTTCGTTGTAGAATGCTTCTGAACCGTCTGGTGCTGAGTAACGTGTGCGCATTGCGAAGATAAGTCCTGTTGGACCTGTCATTGGCTGCACGCCACAGATATCATATGCCATTAGGTTTGGAAGAGCACGACGTACCAATCCGATTAGGATTGGGTCGAAGCCTTGGATATTGCCTGAAGATGGTGATGTTGGAGCAACGTTTACTGGTGTTGCTTCGAACAAACGACCATAATTGGCTGCTTCTTCTTGAAGGGCACGTTCTTGGTTCTCGAGAACTAGGGCAGTCACAGCGCGCTTGTATGGATCGCTGATCTTTGGGAGTTCTGGGTGATCAAGAACTGGAGCCCACTTCTTTGCATGTGTTTCGTTTAGATACATGATAGATTTCTCCGTTCTAAGTTATAATTCACTTTGGTAGTGTTTTTGAAATTGCCTTAACATAACGATCCATATATGCAGGTGTTTCTACTTCAGGTTGTGCTTCTGACGTCTCTTCAGCAACCTTTACCTCACTTTTCACTTTATTAACTGGGAAGTAGTTCTCGCGAATAACTGCGAGTTTATTATTAAACTCACCCTCTGTGGTGAACTCCACGCCCTCTGCGAGCGATTTCATTTTGCCGATTTGTACTTCGGTTAGACCTTCACAAATCTTGCGAATTGCTTCATGCTTCTTTGCTTCGTTTAGTTCTTTTGATAGATCGGCGAGTGTTGCTTCATAAACAGCAACTGACTCTTCCATATCAACAACTTTAGCAGCAAGTTCTTCAGCGACTTCTAGTTTTTCTTCTGGAATGTCGATATAGTGTTCTGCGAACAGATTCTTAAGACCATTGATGAAGTCTTCAGTTAATTCTGCGCGTAGACCTGATTCGATTGCTACTGCGTTGTTTTCCATCCATTGCTCAACAACATAGTTGAGATACTCATCAACTTGTGTTGCAAGTTCTGTTTTGATTTCTTCTACAGCTTCTGCTAGGATTTCATCGTTTTCGTTGATGACATCTTCAACAATCTTTTCAACGCGCGATTGAACTGCTGCTTCAAAAATTGTTGTTGCTTTTGTGCGAAATTCTTCAGAGAGAGATTCGCCATTGAAAAGAGCGTCGACATCTTCTGCCATTGAGCCTTTGTGCTTGGCAACCATGTCCATCTTCATCTTCTTCTTGGCTTCTACTAGTTCTTCTTCTGAAACTTCAACGACTTCTTCTTCAGAAACATCTTCGGCGAAGACTTCAGCTGTTTCATCAGCTTGAACTTCTTCCATAGCGTCAGTTTTTGCAGCCTTTGCATCACCCTTTGCTGCTGGTTTAGCAGCAACAGTAACGCTAGCAGCAGCCTTCTTACCGACTTCGCCACCAGCTGGATCTGTTTCTGTTGCGCCTCCGAGATCGTCCTCTTCGGCTGGTAATTTTGCCGCTGGTTCTTTGCTTGCAGATGCAAGTGATGCTTTTAGAATTTCAGCAGCAGATTCTGATAATGTCTTACTCATTGGTTATAACTCCTAAAGAAGTAAATATATTTATAAAATTTAAAGTTTTGACACGAAGTTCGAGAATATCTTCAATGCAACTTCATCTAATTGCTTTTGTTTGGCTTTTTTAATATCTTCATAATAACGATTAATGTCAATTTCCTTGACCTTACCGTTATCCCATACCCACTCTTTACC